AATCCCCACCAACCGCCAATAGGTCTAATTACTGATGCAAGTATCTTATGAACATTCTTTGCGGGGTCAGTTGATGCAAAGTGTTGGATGTCGATGAATTGCCCCGCTGTTAATTTACTCACGTTGTAGTCAACTTTAAACCACTTGCCGCCAATCTTAATCTTATCTTTTAACTTTGCTGCTATTGGTAGACTTTCAAGTTGACTCAACTTATTATCTAAGGCAAATATATCTTCAACTTCCCTTTTGTAGATTTCCACAACAGGAACTTTGAACACAATCGCAAGTCTATTCGCTGCGTATTCTAACCGGTCCAAATCCTTATTAATAGAATTTAGTTCGATTGCTTGACTTAGGTTTAATTCTTCGTATATCTTTCGCATTATTTTTAAGTATTATTTTAGGCTCTAATTGTAACGTATTTCCCTTTTAAGTTCTCGTTTAGTTTCATTAAAGCAAGATAACGTGATGAATCAATTAAGTGATTATTGAAATCCACTGGTTCGTTAATTGCCTTGCCTGCCTTATCTGTTTTCCACTTGTAGGTCCTGAATTCCTTTTGCAGATTAGACCCGATTAAAAAGATTTTAAAGCGTCTAAGAATGTCGATTGAATTAATAATCGAGTCCTTACCCTTTGCCGTTGGTTTGATGTTGAATCCCATTCGATAAACTTCCTCAATACTTTTAGGCTCGGCACTATCAGCAAAGATTTCATCTCTTTTATTTATTCCTAATTCAGTTAGTTTCTTAGCGATGTCCTGATTAGTTAATCCTCTTTCGTAAAGTTTCTCAACTAAGTACAATTCATTATCACGTCTGTAAACTGAAACTAAAGCTGTAGGATCATTCGTAAAACCCCAATCCAAACCATGCCCGATAAACTTTGCCTCACTTGGTACTACTTCCGCTTTATACCAATTGTTAAAGACTAATCCAACTAACTGACCTCGTTCACCTAATCCGAATATCTTCCAATATTCAGGGTCTGCATCTTTTAAACTTTCGATTTCTCTTTTAAGTGCATCAGGTAGGTGAGGATTATCTTTGTAAGTAGTTATTAAAGTTGAGCAATCTTCACGGGTTAGTACATGGTCATAAATCCAATGTTCGAAGTCTGAGGGGTTATAGTCTATTATAACCTTGCCCGATGTTCTTAAAAGTAATTGCCTCCAATCTTCTAACTCCAACTCATTAGCTTCATTGATAAACAATATGTCACGCTTACGACCTCTTACTTTGTCTGCTACGTCTAAACTAAAAAATTCTACTATGTTCTTATTCAGATAGTAGATGTTTTCGGTTTTATTATGTAGGGCTTCATTGTACTGCCCGATTGATTTTAATATGTCTATAAAGTCACGCATTGCAGACATCTTAAGAGCGGGCAATGTTTTCCTAACTATTGATATAGTCATGCCCTCATAAGTCATACATTGACGTATCAACCATTGAAGGGCTGAATACGTTTTTCCTGAGCGTGTACTCAACCCCCTTGCAGGGCAACTATTCGGGCGTTACCTTCTGCAAGGGATTTTTGTAAGTGTATAAAGTTAGGATTGAATAAGGTCATTATTTATGTGAATGGTAGTTAGTTTAATTAAAACCCGCCTTTTTTGCTATTCAGATTTATTTGAGTTGCTGTTTTCAATCGGAGCGGTCAACCAATCAGGTAATTTATTGACGTTTATTGTTTGCTCGGTTGTTGTTTTAGTTGATGCGATTCTGTGATACTCTTCTTCTGTTCCAATCAGTTTGTAAAGTGCCATTTGTGTTAAAGGGTTGTTTCCGTTATACCATTTATTGCGCAGTCCGTTCTTTACCTCAATCTTGTTTTTGTCAAGTAGCTCTTTTATATTGTCCAACTCGTCCGATTTGTCAGGGAAAAAATCCCAAAATGTTGAACGACTGCAAGGCAGTAAAGTTACTACATCCTCAATAAAGAAAAGTTTCTTTTTCTCTATTAGGTCAAGTGCTTGCTGGTATATTTTTATTCTGTCGTATGCCATAGTTTTAAAATTCTAATTCAATACAAAATTCACTTCCTTTTCTGCTTACTTTTCTAATTAATCCCGGGTACATCTGTACAAGTTTTTTAATAGCTAACTTTTCCATGTCTTGTGTTCTATAATCTTTACACCCTCCATTGGTTTTCCAATGCTCACACTCCCAATATAAGTTTCGACCACCCAATATACCGCCACGTTCTTTTATATGCCTTAAACATAGTTCATAATCCTCTTTAACCTTAAACGTTTCATCATAATAATAAGTGCCATCGTTTATATGCCCAATGAATGAACCTAAAACATAAGTTTGAAATAAAAAAGGTTTAAATCCTTTAAATTGTATTTGACTTGAATGCGTAGATATTCCAAATATTTTATAATCTAAATCTTCGCAAAGATATGCTAATCTTGTTGCCTCTTCTATCCAATCTTCATCCGTTAAAAGTTTTCTATGTTTACCATTCATTTTAAGAATTTCAACCCAACCTGCGGTTTTTACATCATCATCAACCATAATTACATATTTTTCACCACAATTTTTTAATATCCAATTTCTTGTTGCTGTTATTCCTTTTATTTCAATTGGCACACCAACTACTAATCCGCCATGACTATATTTGTAATCATTAACTTCGTTTTCAGGTACATAATATGTTGCACCTCTTAATATTTTTCTTGTGGGTGTTATTATTCCACCTCTTCCTTTACTTGGTACTGCGAAGTGCATTAATAATATCTTTAGCGTTAATAACTCTTTGTGTGTCTATAAATCCTTTGTTTGTTTTATCCTTCGTAAAACCTCCACGTTTTACCATTGGTAACTCTAATACTTGTTTTAACTCATCCCAATCGCTGTTTTCTTCATCGCACATAATTACAACATACTCACGTTTTGGTTTTAACTGAATCGCTTGTTCCAATAATATTTCTTCACCCTCTTCAAGTTCATCAATCTGTTGCCCTAATGGCACTTCCAAACCCCACGCATCTAACTGCTCAACTTCCCATTCGTTAGCAAGCATATCCCAATCCCATTCACCACCGCTTACATTGTCTTTTATTAAAAACTCCCTTTGTTGCTCTTCTGTCAGGTCAGTTACAATAATTGGTATTTCTTTTAATCCAGCTTCTTGACACGCTTTGTAACGCATATTACCTCCAAGTATAATCATATCTTGATTGACTACAATAGGTCTAATATCAAGCATTTCAGGGAAGTCCTTAATACTTTGTACCAATTTTTTAAACTTATCGTCTTTAATAAGTCTTGGATTATTTGGATTTAATTTAATAGATTTTATATCAACATGCTTAACCTGCATTTATTATCTCCTTATAAAGTTCTAATCTTAATTTGTTTACCTTTTCTATATTGTGATTCTCTTTGACCTCATTGTAAAGGTTTTCAGATAGTTCACTTCTTAACTCTGGCAAAGTTATGAGTTTTTTTATTTGTTTAAACCATTCTTTTTTATTTGCCGTCAGACAGTTCTTTTTATTCTTTGCTATGTTAGTGTAAGGATATTCATCTGACACGATTACAGATACCTTCTTTGCCCCCATTTCAAGCATTTTCAATTCAGACTTGCATCTATTGAAGGGTGTATCTTTTAGAGGGATTAAACCTATATCAAACATATCATAAGCACTGGCATAAGTGAAGGCATCCATTCCGTTTATCCTGCAGTATTGTTCTTGACTTATTCTGTAACCACTCGTGAAAATGTTTTCGTACTCTTTCCACATAGCATCTCCTTCAATAAATCCGCTCAAGATTAGTCTGTACTTGTTTTGAGTATCGGGGTCTGACTTTAGTTGTAGGAATGATTCAGCAAGTAGTACTAAATCGTGGTGATGTGTTACTGAACCTGACCAACCTATTTGAATGTGATCCGTTTTCATTCGCTTAACTTTTAGATCAGGTTTGAATTGGTCCTGACTAAAGTCGATTGCATTTGGAATAACGTGAACATTCTTATTCAAAGGACTCACCATGTTTGCAAGGTGTTCAGTCGTTACCATTACTGCATTTGCTTGCTGCAAGTTGTAGGTAATCTGTTGAGCGGTTTTTTTGTTGACCCAATCTTTTTTAAGTGGGTGATTATGTGGCAACACCCATGTATCATCCCTATCAATTATAACAGGGATTCCAATTCGTTTAAGTTGTTTCCAGAGTATTTCCTGAAAACCCATTTTTGATACTACTGAACTTGAAACGATTAAATCGAATTGATGAAAGAATGAGTCGGGCAAATGGTCAATGATGTGAGCAGTTGTTATCTCGACTTCCTCAGATTCGTTTATCTTTCCATGTGGAATTAAAAGACGGTGATATTCAACCCCGCTTATTTTCTTGTCACAAACTTGAAGTATTTTCATTTTTCAAAAACTATTTGTTCATGCCCTAATTTCCATTGACTATATTCAACTAACAATAAACCACACCGCCCTGCCATTGTTAATACATGGTCGAGTGAATAAATCCAAATATGTTCAGTTTCGTGGAATTGCTTTTCATCCATTATATCGGGTTCGAACATGATAGGGGCTTGAATAATTAGCCTCCCACCTTCGCAAAGTAATCGGTGGCACTCTTTTAAAAATGCCATCCCGTCTTCAACGTGTTCGAATACGTCTAAAGCTATGATGTTTGAAAATATACCGCTTTCAAAGTCCTTTGATACTTCGGGGAATAAACCAAAATACAATTCAGTTGATTGGCAAAGACTTTGAATATCGTGTCTATATCTTTCGTCAACCTCTATGCCATGTGTTTCGTAATTTGCGGACAAATCACCCATAAGTATTCCAGGAGCGCAGGCAATTTCTAAAACTCTTTTAGGTTCAATATTGGTTAATGCTTCTTTTACAAGTTCATTCTTTTCAGTCACATTAAAGACTTGTTCGTGAATAGTTGAATGGTTTTGCTTTGCTGACCAATATTCATCTAAGTAAATATCTTCGGGCTTTTTGAAGTAGTTTGACTTGTAACTGCCTTCGGGTGTTTTGGTGTAATGTTCTCTCATTTTAAAAATTGATTAAGTGCATATTCAAATCCTTCTTGATTAAATATGTCAAATGCTTTGCCCCCGCATGGAATTACGTTAGGGCATCCGAAATAAGTTTCTAAGATTCTATTTGATTTTAATTGTTCAGCTATGGCAAAGTTCATTGATTGATTGCCTATAAATACTTTACAATTGTTAATTAATTCTGCAACGTGATAAAAGTTAATTGCTTGAACGTATTCTAAACCATTGATAATCTTACTCATTAAATGATACTCATGTTCAGTTCCGACAAAGTATTTATCATTATCATATTGATTAAGTATTGAATAATCTATTTGTCCATTTTGGTAGCGTTCAGTTCTATTAATTAATATTGCATCTTCTAAATTTTTATACTTTTCAACTTTTATTGTTGCTTCAATTAAATCACAAGTCAACTCAGGGAAAGCCTGAAAGTACCAACGTGAAATATTACCCGCTCCAAGATTTAAACCGATTGTTCTAAACTTGTCTAAATCGTAATCTACTTTTTGACCGGTGTAGATCAACACATCTTCGATAAAATTGGTAGCTAATAACAATGGCTTGAGCATTGTAGCCATGTACTTATTCAACATCACGTTACCTAATGGGTGAACGAACCCTTTAACATAGTTAGCAGGTTGATCTATGTGTAAGTAAAGTATTGCCTTATCATTTGCATTATAGCAGGCTTGACGTATTGCAGGCAAGCTATACAGAATGTCACCTGCGTTTCCTGAATGTTTTAACTTTAGCATTTTGTTTTATTTCGGGTTTAAAATTATCGAACGGCAAAAAAACTACTCGTAATAGTTCTCTAATGCAAGACTGGCAAGATAGGTTACGAGGTGGCGGTCCATGCATTTTCGCATAAGCATCTTTTACTATCTCGTAATCAATGTTGGTAAATTCGCTGTAATGATGTTCTTTGTAAGTTTCCCACTTGCCCTTAAGTGGTAAAAGTAAATTGTATATTTCTTCTGTCATGGTCTGTTTAAGTAATAATAAAGGTATGATGAACTAAAGCCGTATAAGATAACTTCTAATAGATTGATATTAAAATATGCAGCCAATACACACCCGAACCAAAAGGATAGGCAATAACCACACGA